AGAAGCAAGTAATCAAAGTATTAGAGATAGTGTGTTTCGTGTTTACCAAGACAGTATTGAAACTCGTTTAAGAAAACTTGGTTGTTTACTCATTATCATTCACACTCGTTGGCACGAAGATGACCTAATTGGTAGATTAGCAAAAGAGAGTGGATATATTTATGTTAATTTCCCAGCAGTTTGGGAAAAGGGAGAAGATAAGATACTTCATAGAAAAGTTGGAGAAACCCTTTGTCCTGAACTTGGTATGTCGGTTGAATGGGCGGAAAGACAAAAGAGAATATCTGGAAGTAGAGTGTGGAACGCACTTTATCAAGGCAAACCTTTTGTGGACGGTGGAAATATCATCAAAAGGGAAAATATTAGGTTCTACAATAAACAAAGCAAACCTACTCAATTTGATGAGATTACATTAAGTTGCGACTTATCTTTTGGTGGGGTTAAGAAAGAAAACGATCCAAACTGTGGTGTTGTTTGGGGTAGACAAGGTGGAAATCATTATCTTTTAGGTAGGTTTAATAAAAAATGTGGTTTCCAAGAAACAATTAGTTTAATAAAATTATTATGTGCCGAATACCCAACTATGAGAAAAAAACTCATAGAAGCAAAAGCAAATGGTAAGGCAACAATAGAAATGCTTTCCCAACAAGTAAGTGGAGTTGTGGGGTTTGATCCAAAAGGTGCAAGTAAGGAACAAAGATTTCAACTTGTAGCCCCCTACTTTGAAAGCGGAAATGTCTATCTTCCTGATGAAAGCATTGACAAAAACATAGAAGAAGTTGTAGAACAACTATTAAAGTTTCCAAATGTGGCACACGATGAATATGTTGATACAACAAGTCAATATTTGTTAGACTATTCATATAAGCATGACTGCGGAAGTATTAACACAAATGGTTATTATGCAACAATAAGTGAAGTGTTTAGAGGTGTAAAAATATGATTCAACTTAACATTGATAAGAACAGACTTAACGATGAAAATTATGTTTTGGAAATAGTCAATACAATGATGGTGCAAAAAATCATTGAAGGACAAACCGAAAAATATAAAGAGTGTTTTGATTTTTACGAAGGTAGAGAACCTATTACCGCCTTTAACGATAAAGGAAAATACCAACCAAGAATTATCAACCTTGCAAAACCTATCGTTGATATTGCAACACAAACATTTATTGGAGAATTGCCAGACATTGTCACAAGTGGAAAGAAAGCCGAAAAGGATAAAATCGGTGTCTTTACACAAAAACTTTATGATAAAGAGTTCGCAAATCATATTTACGAGGCGTGTCACTATTCTTCCAAATGTGGAACTGGTTTTTTAGCACTTTATAACCAACAAGGAGATACATTCCCAAGTTTTAGAGAATTAAACCCAAAGTTTGCCGACTGCGTTTATGACTGCACACTTGCACAAGAACACATTATGTCCTATTGCATTGTTGAAAGTAATAACGCTGATGGTGGACAACCAAGTCAAACAAAGTGGATAATCTATGTTTACACAAAAGATAGAATATATGCCTTTGAAAGCTCTTTAACTTATCTTCCACAAACAACCGTTCCACAAGCAGACAAGAAAATGCTTTGTGTTCCATATCTTGCTTGGAAGAAAGCAACAGGAGAAGATACAAGTTGGGTAGAACATAACTTTGGGGATATTCCTATTGTTGAGTTCCCAAATAATGCTGATTATAAGGGAGATGCTGAATGTGTCTTTGACCTTATTAGACTTTATAATGAAGTCCAAAACAATAGATGTAAGAATGTCTATGATGTAGTTAACTATATCTTATTCCTTAAAAATATTCGTTTGGGTGATGAAAAAGAAACACAAAAAGTTCTCAACTTGCTTAAAGAACACCATATCTTACCAAGTGAGGGAGAGAATGTTGATGCCAAGTTCTTATCCAACCCATTAAATCAAAACGAAATGCAAACCCTTGCAAACAATATCAAGGACTTAATACACCTTGTTAGTAGAGTTCCTGATTTAAGTGGCACTGACTTCTCACAAAATGCAAGTGATCCAATTTTGAAGATTAAGACAAAACCATTACTTGACCTTTGTAGTGATAAAGAGAAGAAATGCACTGCACCATTTAGAAGAGTTATTAAAATGGTTCTTAATTGGTGTGAAAGATTTGCAAAAGATTTTGATACATTCAACTTTGACCTTGAAAAGACAAGACTTGTCTATGCCCATAACTTGCCAAGCAATGATGGAGATATGATTACTATGATTACTAATCTCTCCAATAGTGGTATGGCAAACCCAGAAGTCTTATTACAACAATTATCATTTATTCCAAGTGTTAGTGAATACATTAAAGGTATGGAAAAATGGAATGATGAAGTTGACAAGAGAAAAGAAATTGCTAAAAATAATAATATAAAGGCAAATGCTACAAATCTTGAAAGACAAAATGCCAACCCACTTACCAAAGATAATATGGATAATAAAAAGAACTTTGATATGGGTAATGCCAAAACAATTAGTGATAACAAAGTAGAGTAATCTACAAGTTATAAATCAAGTTGCCTACTGACTTATTAGTAGTGGTCGCAAGACAAACAAGAGTGTCCCTATCACACAATTTAGGAGAAAGAGGTATTTATATGCCAGACAAAATTGAATTAACCGAAGAAGAATTAAAAGCAAAAATTACCGAAGCGGTTAATGAAGCGGTTGCCAAAACCACTGAAACATTAACTAAAAATCATAATGAGGCAATGGCTCAACAAAGAATCAAAGCCAAAGATGAACAAGACAAAGCAGTTAAGAAAGCAGTAGAAGAAGCAAACCTCACTGCCGAAGAAAAGGCAAAAAAAGAACTTGAAGAACAAAGGAAAGCCGACCAAGAAGAACTTGCCCAATTAAGACACGAAAAACGAGTCAACGATAGAGCAAAGAAACTTGCCGAAAACAACTTGCCTGACTTCTTCAAAAACGATAGTCGTTTACTCAATGCCGAAGATGAGCAAGTTGATGATGTAATTAAGACTATCAAAGAGGAATACTTAAAGGTTATTCCTGATGGTGCTACCGTTAGCACTAATGTAGTTGCCACTACTGAAACAGGCAAACAAAAGACCAAAGAACAAGCCGAGCTTGAAAGAGCAAGAACCTTGGGACTTGGCAAGAAGTTTATTTAAGAAAGGTAAAACAAAACTATGGCAAACACTATTACTTATGCAAAGCAATATATCAATAACCAAGCCGAAGTTATGCGTATGTTCAATACCGAATTGCTTTGTAAAGATTTAATCAAACCACTCGCAGAACACAAAGGCAAAGTAGTTGCTTATGACAGAATGTCATTTAGTTCCTACACAATGGGAAACTACAACAGAGCAACTGGTTTATCTGCAAAAGACTTAACTTTTGAAAGAGTTGAGAAAACATTATCCCAAGATAGAGGCGATACCTTGTCCCTTGACATTATGGATAAAGAAGAAGCCCAAATCGCAGATGGCATTATCGGTGTTTACAACTTCTACAATGTCAAAGTAGTCGTTCCAACCATTGATAAATACACACTCGGTGTTGTCGGTGGTGCAGGTTCTGGTGCAACATTCAATGTCCACTCATCCTTATCCAAAGACAATATCGTTTCCGCCTTATTCGCAGACTTCAAGACCTTAAAGAATAAGAGAGTCAAGACTGCTGAATGTATCGTTTACATCAGTGCTACTGCAAATGCTTTACTTGAAGAAGCAACATATGGAAAAGGCATCTTAACTATCGGTAATTGGAATGGCGATTTAGAAACCACTGCAACTATGATTAAGGGTGCTAAAATCGTTGAAGTTCCAGATGACACATTACCAAGTGATGTCCAATGGATCATCTGCCATCCACTCGCAGTTGACCTTATCCCAGTGTTAGCAGCCGCAGAGTTCAAAGACAATATCCCAGGTTTCGTTGGAAAAGCACAAGTTGATGTTAGACATTACTTTGATGCTTGGATTCAACCAAACGGTGGAGATGGTGTTGTTGTTTCTCTCTCCGCAGCAAGACAACAAGGTTAAAACTAATTAGCAATTAAAAATT